TTAGGGAGGGGTGAGTTGTTTGCACTTGAGACCGTTTCCGACGTGCGACTGGTAGGTAGAGCCTTGAGAGACAAGTGGGATGTTAATCGCCAGAAAATAAAATCGGCATTGATGACTGCCTTGAACGATCCGGATTTGATGATCGATGCTGCAAAAGTTTTGATGCTGGCTGATTCTCTTGATGCGAAGCGTGAGGAGATCGAGAACAAGAAACAGGCGAAAGAAAATGAACAGCGATTACGACTTCTTGAACTCGCTCGATCTGTCCCAGCTACAGAGCTTGCTCGTCTTGCATCCGAAAACGGCATCTGCAGCGGACCCGATAAAAGGGGACGAGCGTCTGAAACAGCGTCAACTGATGGCGAAAAAGCGAGCGGCAGAACGCGATCTCGTAATACCGCAACCAAGAAACATCGAAAGAAGACTTGATGCCGAAAGCGATCCAAAGAGATGGCTAGACACGTATTTTGCGGACATATTCCGCGAAGACTGGACAACCGACCGACTAGCCATGCTTCACTCAATTATCGACGCCGCACTCTACGGAGGCGACCAAGCAATTGCCGGACCTCGCGGAGAAGGCAAGACGACGATCGCAACGCATGCGGCTTTGTATCTGATGATTCGCGGGCTTTCGACGTTTCCGGTTGTCATTGGGAAAAGTCAAGGCAAAGCACAACTGGAACTCAAGGCAATCAAAGAGCAGCTCCAGCAAAATGAATTGTTCATTGCAGACTACCCTGAGATTGGTACGCCAATGCAAGCGGTTGGTGGCTGGTCATCTCGGGCCCGGATGCAGACTGTTGGAGGATTGAGCACCAACATCGAGCTCGCAGCAGACCATATTGCGTTCCCTACAATTTCTCGATCGCAGATTCAGGACTGGCCAGAGAGTATCGAAGTCGCAAGCTGCGGCCAGGTGCTTTACTGTCTTGGTATTGACGGTCCGGTTCGCGGAACAAAGTTTCGCAATAACCGACCAACACTGGCGATCATTGATGATATTGAAGACCGCGAAGCAGCGGCATCGGAAGCGTTGATCGAGAAGAACGAGGAGATCCTGGAAAAGGATGTTGCAGGCTTGGGCGCCAGTTCCGAGCGTATTCCTCGCGTCATGCTCTGCACGGTGCAAAATCGCAAGTGCATTGCCTACCGATTTACCGATCCCAAAATTAAGCCAAGCTGGAGAGGTAAGAGATACCGCAAGATGCTGCGTGAACCAGATCGCAAGGATCTTGTTGAGCAGTATATCCAAATGCGGCAAGCCAGGTCAGCAGATGATCCAGACGCTAGGACTGCGTTCCGTTTCTGGCGTGACAACCAAGCATTGATCGAAGCTGGTTGCTCCGTGTCAAACGTCAACAGCTATTCCAAAAAACTCCACGCAGACGGCGAACCGCTCGAACTGTCTGCGGTTCAAGCCTACTACAATCGCGTCGCAGACGTTGGCGCAAAAGCTGTCGCGACCGAAATCGACAACGATCCTCCAGCGGATTCCGGACCGACCGGAAACGGAATTACTGCGGATATTGTCGCGTCTCGGATCAGTGGTCTTGTGCGTCGCCAAGTTCCAGCTAACGCAACTGCGATCACCGCGGCAATCGACGTGGGCAAGTATCGATGCCATTGGGTGGTATGTGCCTGGTGGCAAGGTGCCGGTGGCTGCGTCGTCGATTACGGAGTTGCCGAAGTCGTCGGCACCGACACATCGATGGACAACGTCGCGTCCCAGCCTCAGATCTACAAGGCACTGCTTAACTGGCGCGATGAACTTCTGACTAAGGAGTACATCGACACAACCGGCACACCGCGAAAGATTGATTTCGTCCTGTGCGACTCTGGAACCTTTACTGACGCGGTCTATGAATTCGTTCGTCAGGTTCGCGGCGTGTTTCATGTTTCCAAAGGTATGTCGCCATACCACGGACGAAAAGAGAGCACCAGTGAAATCATCGCCTCATCGCACCTGCACGCAAGCCGTCTAAACAACGAGCAAGTATGGCTCTACAACCTGGACACGGACTACTGGAAGCAGTGGGTGCATGAGCGGTTTATGACTCCGACCTTCGACGAAGAGAACATGCTTCGCCGCGGCTCAATGTCGCTGTTTAGTCCAGAGGGATCTAATCGTCACTTCTCGTTTGCGAATCATATTGCAGCCGAGGAACTGCTCTCGGAATTCAAGGAGGGAAAAGGTGTCAAAACGTTTTGGCACGTCCGCAACGAAAACAATCACTGGCTAGATGCGACCTACTTAGCCGCAGCCGCCAGCGAAGTTTGCGGAATCAAACTTGTCGGGGAATCGTTTCAGGAGGTCAGCCCAAGGCATGTCAACGATGGAAAAAAGAAAAACAAACCAGAGCAAGCAAGACCGAAATCGCAGCAGCACGGACGATTTAGGACCCGTCCAGGCGGATGGATTCCCCGCCGAAATCAATGAGGCTCCCAAGCCTCGCGAGTTTGAGGCAAGGCCATGCTCGTCCTGTTGCGAAGTACGGCCATATGGAAAGAACTACAGCCGCGTCTATTGCACGCGAGGATCGATCCGTTATTGCCGCTGCGACTATTGCGGACACACTTGGTCTCAAGAAGGAAAGTAATTTCGCCCTTTGTACTATCCTAATAGTACAGCGATCTAGTATTGAAAACGTGCTATGCAAAACTTTGTTGCATGGCATCAGCGGCATCTCTGCTTGCACAGATTGATCTAGCTATTGAAGCCCTCCTGACCGGGGGTGCGTCTTCGTATTCGATCGGATCCAGGTCGGTTACTAAACTCGACTTGTCGCAACTGCTCAATGAGCGGCGAATGCTCCAACGTCAAATAGAGAGGGAATCCTCCGCCTCCGGTGCGTTTCGCCTCGGTCGTATAGTGCGAGGTGGATCTTGATCGGTTCCGCTATTGATACTCTCGTTGGCTTTTTTTCGCCTACCTCACAAATCAGGCGGATGCAGGCTCGCAACGCGATCGGCAAATTGAAACGGTCCTACTCCGGTGCGGAGCCCAGCCGAATCGCTGCCGGGCGCAAGCCAAAAAACTACTCTGCCGACCAGGAACTTCTTGGTCCGTGGGGTGCCGACTCGATGCGAGCGTGGGCTAGAGACCTGGTCCGAAACCAAGCCTACGCAAACGGCGTAGTGGACACGATCGTCTCTTCCGTTGTCGGTTGCGGCATCAACCCCCAAAGCGTCTACGAGACGCCAGATGGCGACGACATCGAACTGGTCAACGATATTCGTGATCGGACCTTCGAATTGTGGGCCGAGGCTTGCGACATTAACGGGTCTATGTCCTTCTGGGAATTGCAAGCTCTGTGCTTGCGGGAGATGGTCGAAGCTGGCGAAGTCCTGCTCCGCGTCCACAGAACATCGAGCAAGGAAAGTCGAGGCGTCAGCCGTCCGGTTCCGTTGGCGCTCGAACTGATCGAAGCCGACCGACTCGCAGGCGACAAAGACACCTACGGATCGCGACTAGCGAAAAGCGGCGAAAACCGCATCACTCGCGGCGTGGAATTGGATCGGTACGGAAAGCCAGTAGCGTACTGGATCTACCCCGACCATCCGCTGCAGCCGTACACTTTCAATCGGACTCCGGAACGAATCCCGGCGGGCGAGATCATCCACCTGTTCCGACGCGACCGAGTTGGTCAATCGCGTGGAGTCTCTTGGTTCGCACCCGTGCTCTCGTGGCTTCGCGACCTTGGCATCTACGTTGACAACGAACTGCAAGCCTCCGCCGTCGCATCCTGCTTCACGGTCGCGATCAAGAGCGAGACTCCCGTCGGCAGTTTGATCGACCCAGACGGCGGCGATGCAACCGACTCGGCTGGCAACCAGTACGAACAAGTCTCTCCCGGCATGGTCATGCGTCTCAACCCGAACGAAGACGTCGTCGGTCTCAACCCAGGCCGACCAAACTCAGCATCAGAACCTTGGATCGGGTTAATGCTTCGCGCTATCGCTGTCGGAACAGGTCTCTCTTATGAGATCGTGGCACGCGATTACTCGCAGACCAACTACAGCAGCAACCGAGCAAGCCAACTCGAAGACCGACGTCGATTCCGTCGCATCCAAGCATATCTGCAGCATCACCTTTGCCAGCCTGTTTGGGATGCGTTTTGCGAACAGGCGGCATTGGCTGGCGTCGATGGATTCCCCTCGTCTACCGAACTGCTCGACGACCGACGCAAGTACGCTCCCGTCGAGTGGCAGACTCCGGAGTGGGAATGGGTTGACCCGACCAGCGAGCAATCTGCCGCCCAGTCCGCGATCGACTCGTTCATGTCCACGTATCAGACGGAGCTTGGTTCGCGGGGCCGATCGTGGCGCACGGTGTTCTACCAGCGAGCCAAAGAGGACAAGCTTAAAACTCGTCTCGGCTTGCTATCTCCAGCAGAAAAAGAGATCGAAGCAACCGCTTCATCGCAACCATCTCCAGGCGTCGTAGTCGCACCCGAAGTCAATGTTGCATCGACTGCTCTGAACGGTGCTCAAGTGACAAGCCTGATGGAAGTCGTTACCCAGGTCGGTACTGGTGCGATGCCAAAGGCCACCGCAGTAGCGGTCATCACGGCTGCGTTTCCAACCATGTCGATGGACACGATCAACGCAATCATCGATCCAATCGAACCAGGCTCCGTATCTGCGGACGGCGCACCTGTTGCCGTCGATGCAACTGCAAGCGGTGCTGTCGAGATGGGTACGTCTGAGATGGCTGGCTTGTCGACTCAGCAATGGAACCGCAACCGCAAGGCCATCCAAAAGACACTTACCGAACTTGCTGAAGGCACCATATCTGAAGCAGCCGCAAGGGTGTTCTTGTCTTCAACAGGCATGAACGCGACTAACGTCGACATCCTGATCACTGACGCCTTGGACGGAACCGTAGACACGCCAATCACGGAGGAACAACCAAGTGCCGTTTAACGTGACTTTGCGAGTCCCATCCTCCGACATTCCCCAAGTCTTGCGGTCCGTAGATCGTCGCGTTGAGCGTGGCGTTGTCGTCATTGCAACCGAGACTCCGATCGATCGCTACGACGAAAAGCATGGACTCTACCGCGAAGTGCTCCTCATGTCCGGAGTCCGATTTCGCGGAGGTCGCAACCAGATCCCGATCGTCGACTCCCATGACGACTCGACTGTTCGCAACATCCTTGGCAGCGTTCGAAACATAGTCATCGATCGAGCCAACGGAGAGCTGTTCGGCGTCGAGTCCTATTCCAGCACCATCGAAGCCAAAGACACCGCAACCAAGATTGCGGAGGGTCACATCACAGACTATTCGATCACTGCAATGCCGCTTGACGGCATCTGGGTCGACCGCGGCCAAACCTACACCACCGAACGCGGCGCGGTGATCGAGGGACCAGCCCACATTATCACCGCGTGGGAACCACACAACGCAAGCGTCTGCGCAACGGGTGCAGACGTCAACTCAGTTGTCCGAAGGTCATACACAGACCTAAACCGAAAGGATCGAAGCATGGATGAGGCAATCATGGCCCAGTTGTCTTCGCTCGGTGTGCCGGAAGGTATGACCGACGCGAACCAGATCATCGCATTCCTAGCTGGCAAGCTGCAAAGCAAGCCCGCCGAAATGGAGACACCAGAAGCTCCCGAAATGGTCGAGAGCATGGAAGAAGAAGTGCCTGTTGTACCAACAGAGGAGGTCCAGAAGATGGACGAAGCAGTCAAGGAAGAAGTGGCACGGGCACTTGCAGCAGATCGCAAGCGACGCGCCGAAATTGTTGCCGATTGCAAGCTGGCAAAGCTGGAGCGATCTTTCGCTGACAAGCTCTGCGAGAGCGGCGTTTCGGCTGACGAAGCACGCAAGGCGATCCTCAAGGAATCATCCACGCGAACGATTACCCGTTCCGCATCGAGTCAGGACTTCGTGTTCAACGGCGATACCGACCAGGAAGGCATCTCTGGAGAATCCTTCACGGTCACCCGCTCCAGCGAAGACAAATTCTACGCCGCGGCTCGCGATGGCTTGATTCTCCGATCGCTTCAAGCGACTGGAAAAACCGGAACGGCCAAGGACTTCAAAGCCGCCGAAGGTGCGAGCGAGTTCAAGAACCTGGGATTGATGCGACTCGCTGAGCAGTTCTTGCTCCGACGTGGTATCAACACCAGCCGCATGAACAGCCCCGACATTGCCAAGCTTGCAATGGGCAGTCCATCCGCACTCCAGCGGAACCGGATCGAACGTACTGATTTCAGTGCGTACCACACCACCGGCAGCTTTGCGAACTTGATGCTGGACGCAGCCAACAAGACGCTACTCAACTCCTACGAGGAAGCCCCCTACACCTGGAACATGTGGGCGCGTCAAGGGGCTTCGGTTCCTGACTTTAAGGCCATCAATCGCGTTCGGTTCTCCGAGTCGCCAAACTTGGAAATCGTTCCCGAGCGAAACGATTACCCCGAAAAGACGATGAGCGATTTTCGAGAATCGTACTCGGTCACTAAGTACGGTGCATCGTTCTCTGTTTCTTGGGAGACGATCGTCAATGACGATCTCGACGCACTGTCGCGAATCCCGGCATTGCACGGCAACGCAGCGCGACGCGAGCAGAACAGGGCTGTCTATGCAGTCTTGACAGCTAACGCCAACCTCTCGGACGGTGGTGCGTTGTTCAACACAACTGCGGTGACGACTGCTGGCGGTCACGCTAACCAGTCTGCCTCTGCTGGTGGTATCGCTGTGGCGACGATGAACAATGCTTACGTGTCGATGCTCACCCAACGGGGCATTAACACTTCGGTCATTCTGAACATCCAACCTCGCTTCCTGATCGTTCCAGCGGCCATCTCGCACACTGCTTTACAGTTTGCGAACTCGATCGCTGATCCGGCTGCTGGTGGTTCCACCACAACTGGTAACAGCAACACGCTGAACATCTACGGCCCGAGCGGAATGCGGAACTTGCAAGTGATCGTCGAACCACAACTCGACGCAAGCTCTGCTTCGATTTGGTATCTCGCTGCCGACTCCTCGCAGATCGACACCGTCGAACTCACCTTCTTGCAAGGCGAAGAATCCCCAGTTCTTGAGTCCGAGTGGAACATCAAGAACGACACTTGGCTTTACAAGGTTCGCCAGACGTTTGCTGCCAAGGCAATCGACTTCCGAGGCTTGTACCGAAACGCCTAATCGTAGGCGATCGATTCATAACCCAGCGGCTCCGGTCGCTGGGTTTTCCGGAACAAACCAACACATCAAAAAACGAGGTAAAGAAACATGGCTGGCATTCAAGATTTCATGAACTACTCCGATGATTTCATCGGGACTTCGGCAACGTTTCCGTCGTCTGCTGACCCTGCGACTCCTTGGCTCATTGTCGATACGTCGGCTTCAGGCACTCCGACCTACACGCGGGCCGCTTCTGTGGCTACGTTGACACTGGCAGCGACGAGCGAAGTAGAAAACATCTGCTTGGCTCACGGTGATTCGCTGGCCTTCGACATCGACTTGATCCAGTCGATTGAGATGCGGTGTCGGCTGACGGCTGCTTTCACAACTGGCAGCGAGCTGGTTTGGGGGCTTGCTTCGGCCCGGAACGACACGACCGACTCGGTTGCCGCTAACGCTTGGTTCAAGATGGTTGGTGCAAACTCAACCAGCTTGGTCTACGTCGAGACCGACGACGGAACCCGTGACGTTGACGACGTCTCCACCGGTCAGACTCTTGGCACCACCTTCCGAAAGTTCTTCATTGACTTCACTGGTGGCAAGTCGAACGTCAAGTTCTACATCGACGGCATCCAGGTCGCTGCTTCGCAACGGTTCGATATGAGTGCCTACAGTGTGGGCTTGCAACCGCTGATCCAGTTGCAGAAGGCGGCGAATACGAACGTCGACGCTATCGTGGTCGATTACGTCGACATCACTTGCAAGCGGTAACCGATGAGCCTGCACGACACAATCCAAGCTGATGCTGCCACCGTGTTTTGCAATGTCAACGACTTTGCGGAGGCCGTTACGTATCACAAGCGTAACGGCCTTGCTCGGTCGATCAACGCCGTCGTCATTCGCGAGGCGTTCGCGATTAACCCCGAAGACGGCGACACTGTGACTCCTGTCTTCGAGGTACACGTTGCCAACGATTCCGCCAACGGGATCGCCAGCGACGAACTCAACATCGGCGGCGACATGCTGGAGCTTGCTCCGCGAGTTGGCCAGCCGAAATCAAGACGTTCGATTACTCGTTTGCTCTCGCATGACGAAGGAATGCTGACCCTCGAATGCCGCTAACGATCCTGGACCAAATCAACTCGGTTCTCTTCGACCGGCTAACCGCGATGGTCGACGATCCCGATTATGAGATCGGAATCGTGGAGGTCATCCAACCGACACGAGTTGGAGAGTTCACGCCTCGCGATCGCCAGATCCTGCTTGTCCAGGGCGATGACGAACGAGTCGACGAGCTCGACATTCCCGGCAACCCGCCAGGCGTCGCACGTCGCCAGACCTTCAACGTCCGATGCCATTTGATGCCTGACGAAACCTCCGGCGAAGACGTCATCAACCAAGCCGCTGCCGACATCATAACCGCCATCACCACTCCCAACGCAGGATGGCACCACATGGACGGACTGGCAATCGATTCGCAGATCGGCAAATTCGAATACGTCTCCTTCGACGGTGGGCCGGACGGTGTCAACGTTCCCGTCCAGATCACCTATCGCGTTTCAGAATACTCTCCGTTTGTATCGAGGCTCTGAGATGCAAATCCAAATCGATGTCAATCAAGACCAGTTCAAGCAACTGATTAAAGAGTTGGGCGAGTTCCGCAATGAACTTCCGAGACAACTTCGAACGATTGTATCAAAGGTCGGAAAAACTGTTCGCGTCCAGGTTGCGAAAAAGCTTGGTCAGGTCATGTACTTAAAATCTAATGACGGCAAGGCAAAAGATGGAATCGCATTCCAAAAAGCAGAGACGCTAAAAAAAGTTATCAAACGAAAACAAGCTCCTACTGTTGAAAAGCCTACAGTAATTCTAAAGTTTGACGAAGGGTACCCATTTCCTTTGAAATACTACAACGCTAGGCCGTATATCAAGAAAGAAAAAGGCAAGAAACAATTGATGGGGGTTCACTGGAATCACAAGCCAGTAAACTACAAACACAAAGGCACATTCAAAGGTACTGTTACAGACGCATTTATCGTTGCTCGATATAGCAATAACGTCTATCGCCGAAACGAAGGGCGTCGGTTAGTTCGCGTCCTTGGTCCTGCTCCCGGCGATTATTTCGAGCAAATTGGCGCAGCAAGATTGGCAAGTGGTATTGCGCAAGATCGACTGCCTAAAGAAGTCAAGCGACGCATTCGCGACATCATTCTTGAGAAACAAGGCATCATTCAACTCAAAACATCAAGGGGTAGATAACTATGGTCATGCTGAAACGCAAACGAATCCTTGCCGCAAAGATCGAGGCCACGAGCGGTACCGCCGAGACTCTCGCCGCAGCGGACGCAGCGTTCAACGCCTACAACGTCGCGATCCAGCTGGAAATTGAAAAGACGCCTCGCGAAGGCCAGGGCTCGCTCGGTTACTTGTCCAGCGTCACCGGCGGGCACAAAGGCAAGGTCACATTCTCCATTGATCTCGGATGGGACGGAACCGCTACCGAGCCACTTTGGGCCGATACGTTTCTTCCTGCTTGCGGACTGGTCAAGGCAACAAACACCTTTCGACCGAGCAGCTCCGTTCCGAGCACTTCGGTAAAGACGCTGACGATCGGCGTTTACGAGGACGGCATGTTCAAATCGATTCGCGGCGCATCCGGAAACATGAAACTCATCTGCGAAGCGGGCAAGATGGTCACCGCAGAATTCGAGTTCTCGGGCATCTGGGTTGCTCCAACCGACGTTGCTCTTCTGGCACCGACCTACCCGACCGTCGCACCGCTCCGGTACGCACGAGGCGTCACCACGTTTAGCGGTGTCGATCTGTTTGCTCAAAGCGTCACGCTAGACTTGGCCAACACGATCACCTACCGCGAATCAGCCGCAGCCAACAACGTCAGCGGTTACATCGCGACGGTAATCACCAACCGACGACCGACCATTACCGTCAACCCAGAATCCAAGCTTGTCGCGACCCGCGATGACTTTGGCCAGTTCTTGGCATCCACCGAGGCAGCGTTCGTCTACGAGATCGCGGGACCGACAACCTCGAAGATCGTCGTTACCGCTCCCAAGGCTTCGATGGAATCGATCGCCGAAGGCGACCGCAGCATGCTCCAGACCAACGACATCACGTTCCTGTGCGGCCAGAACGGTTCTACCGCAGACCAGGAAATCGAACTCGTATTCACACCGTAACCCAATGCCAATTGCACTAGAGCCAAACCAGAGATTCCCAGTCGTACTGGACAGCGACACCGACAAGCCTGCCGAGTCTAGGCCGACGTTCTATTCGCGTTCGCTGACCATGCGAGAGCAGCAGCGACTTTCGGAAGAGATGGACGAATCGATCCGAGACAAGACCACGCAACAGATCTTCGACGCTACCTGCGAGCTACTGAAAAAGTACCTCGTAGGCTGGTCGAACATGGGAGCGTTCGCGTTTGAGGATTGCGACTTGGCGTCGCTCCTCAGCCACAACGAAGCCCGCGAACTGCTGAGAAAGATTCTCGCGAATCAATTTTTGCAGCATGACGAAAAAAAAGTTTAAGGGTTGCTGCATTGATCCGGCACGGCAAGCTGTGCCGGGACTGCAACAACCAATGCAAAGACCTTGGGACCGACGCAGAACCGATAGAGATCGAATGCCCGAGCTGTCACGGCGACGGCTGTACTCGTTGCGAGGCCGGTATGATCAAGATCACTGGATGCCCAAACGATCACGCTCGATGCATGTCTTCGACCATTCATCTAATTGAGTTGTTTGGCAAGGGTGTATTGCCCGTCTCTGGCGGTGCTCTCGATCAATCTGCTTGGTTCCTGTCCGCTGAGCGATGCTACCGCATCGAAGAAGCTCTACTAAGGAGCGAATCCGATGGCTAGCGAAGCAGTCGAAATGATCATCTCCGCCGATGACCAGGCGTCCAAGAAGTTTGCACAGGTCGCTGCCAATGCCGAGCAGTCGGTCAAGAAGATCAAGGACACGACCAAGGCGACCAAGTCGACCGCCGAATTCGCTGGCGTGCTTGGCAACTTGCTTGGTGGCAGCGAGCTAGGCCAGATCGCCAGCCAAATCGGTCAGATCTCGGAAAAGACCTCGCAGTTCTCGGAGGTCTCGACGAAAGGCGGGTTAGGTGCTCTGGCGTTCAAGGCGGGACTGGTCGCTATGGCTGGAGCGTTGTCGTTTGAAGTCGGTCGGTCTCTTGGAAACGTGATCTTTCAAGTTGATGCGTTCAACAGAAAAGCCGAAGAAGCAAGGCAGAAATCGCAAGGGTTGGCGTCAAAAATCCTTGAGTCCAACAGGAAATTGCTGAATGAAAAGATGCAAGACATCGAACTCATTCGCGATCCTGCAGAAAAGGAAGAGGCATACAAGAGTTTGACCGACTCGCTAAACGATGGAATCGGTCGAACTGAGGACTCCATGAAGCGGTTGAGCAAGGAGATTGAGCAGCTAAGCACTTGGCAGGGGTGGCTTAATGATTCCAGGCAAGACGAACTGGATTATCTAGGCAATCTCGAAGACGAGCGCGCGCAAGACCTGAAAGCAAGACAAGCGGAACTAGAGAACGAAAAAGCCACGCGTGAGTTGTTTGTCCAGCAAAGGCAAGCCATCGCCGAACTGACCAACGAGCGCGCCAAGGACATCGAAGCGCTCAAGAAGCGTAACGCCGAACTTGACAAAGAAGAGTCCTACATTGCTGGTCTCGAAAAGCAACTCGAACTCCTCGAAGCACGCAACAAGAGTCAGGACGAATTCAACGCCGCAACCGTCGCACAGAACGCCATCACCGACGAGGGACGCGCCAAGGCTGAGGCCCTGCTTGCCAACATCGAGAAGCAGAACCAACTAGCCGAAGAGAAACGAAACGCGGACGCCGAAGCAAAGAAGGCGAAAGACGACGAGATCCGCCAGCAAGAAGCGATCGATGCACTGTTCGACCGCGAGCTAGACGCACTTAAGATCCGCCGCGAGGCGTTTGAAAAGGGTGCTGAGGCTGCAAAGAAGATGGCTTTGATCTATGAGGGTTTATCTCCGGATATTGCTGGTCGCATCGCTGCCGAAGAAGCCGAACTCACTGCACTCGAACAAAAGAAGCAACGTGAAGAGGCGTTATCCGAACTCCGCAAAAAGACGCTTGCAGACCTTGAGCAACAAAAGATCCTGATCGAACAAGGCGAAGAAGCTGCTCGTTCGTTTGCGTTGCAGCAGGAGGGATTCGCCAAGGCCGAAGCCGACCGCATCGCTGCTCAAGAAAAAGCACTCAAGGACAAAGAGAAAGAAAACGAACTGCAGAAGAAACTCGCACAGGGTCCAGGCGAATTGAACGCCGTCGAGTCGCGATTGCTCGTGCGTGGTGGAGGCACCAACTCCATGCTCCAGATTGCAAAGGAACAACTCGCGACCCAGAAACGACAAACGGAACTGCTGGAGCAGCAAAAGAACGATCGACCGCTCCGCGTTCGCAGAGTAGGAGCAGGCGTGTAATGACTGTCTACTCTGTCAATCAAATGTGGTCCAAGGCGAACAGCAACCTGTCGCTGACAGACAACTTCCGCAAATTCAATGCCTCGTTCACGACCTCGTTCCAAATCCTGCACGATCCCAACGAGCCGGACGCAAACATTTATTCCGCGCAAGGCATCCCGAACGCGGGCTCGTCCTATCCGAACTTCCCTTTCGTGTACGCGGACGCCGCCACGATCGAGCGTGTCTCGCCGACCTACTCGATTGTCTCCATCAACTACAACGGAGAAATCGGATCGACCGCAAACCAGAACAGCCCCGTCTTTAATTTCCCCCGCATCGATTGGGATGACGTGGAGACCGAGGAAGACATCGACGAGGATTTTGATGGTAACCCGATCGTCACGGCCAACAACGAACCGATCGTCGGAATCAAGCGACCGATCCCTGACCAGGTCGTCACGATCCGACGGAACATGCCGTTCTTCAATCCCTGGGTCCAGGCTGTCTACCGTCAGTCTGTCAACTCCGACAACTTCCTTGGCTTCCCACCGGGCACCGGGCGACTGACGAAGCTATCAGCCACCAACGTCTTCGATCAAGCGATCGGGTACTACGAAGTCACCGCCGTTGTCCAGTTCCGGTACCCGTACCGAACCACACCGGCAAAAGCTTGGTACAAGCGAGTTCGGCACGAAGGCTTCTACGTCAAATACGGTTCTAAGATTCTTCGAGCCGTCGACGACGCAAATCAACCGGCATCAAAACCAGTCTTGCTTGCCGACGACGGAACACGGCTACCAAACGGTGCCGACCCCGTCTGGCTGGAATTCAAAATCTTCAACTCACTTCCATTCAATGCTCTCGGCTTGACCCTATAGGAAACCAAAATGAGCCAACTCCAAAACGTTTCGTTGACCATCCCCGCTGCGTCGATCAGCGGCAACGCATTATCCGGCAACGCCGAAATCCTGCACTCTCAGATGCGTCAGCGAGTACTGCAACCGTTCCCCGTCAACTGGGCAGACTTCCGTGTCTGGGACGCCCAGGTTTCGAACCCCGTCGCTGTCGCTGCCAGCGACGACCTGGCACTTCTACCCGCAGCGTTCACTGCGTCCGGTGCCTCGACGCTCATCTCCGCTGGCGACTGCAAAAACCTCGGAGCGACCACGCGACGAGTCGCCTTCTTTACCTCTGTTCCTGCCGAGTACGACGACGGCGAAACGATCCAGATCCGCATCCGTGCGTTTATGAGCACAACCGTCGCCTCCACGAGCTGCACCGTCGACCTTGAGGCGTTCATTGTCGGCTCATCCAGCACCGTCGGATCCGACCTCGTAACGACCGCTGCAACCACGATGAACTCTCTGACCGCCTCCGACAAGGATTTCACGATCGACGCCGCGAGCGTGAACCCTGGCGATCTGCTTCTGTGCAGGCTCACCATCGTCTGCAATGACACGGCAACGGCAACCGCCGTAACGCCTACGGTTTCTTCTGTGGTTCTCCTGTGCGATACGCGAGGCTAGTCGATCGATGTCCCTTGAGGAAATTGGAGCGTTCTCGACCGCAGACGCACGCCGCGTTTGGCAAGCGACCCTCGCTATGGAGCGGCGTTCGAAGACGGTATCACCGAGCGACTACATGCCGGAAAGTGAGCCGATCACATTCCGCAACGATTCCGGCGAAACGATCCCCGCCTACGCTTGCGTCCAGCTTTTTTCGACCGCCGACGAATCCGACCGCAATATCTTTGTGGCAAAGAAGCCGGTCAACACAACGTCCGCAAACGTCGATCAATTTGTCTTCAATAACGAATTCGAGGTAGCAATCGACGCCTACGGAACCGCACAATCAGGACCAGTATTCCGGGCGACCAAAACCGGGTCTATTGCTTCCGGCGTTAGGGTCGGCCCGGTCAACTCGTCTTGGAAAATCGATCGCGGAGCCTTCTGGACGAACCTCGGCACCGACGACGTCGAGACGGATTGCGTGCGCCTGATGTCTAACGATTCGCTCCTTCTTGCCGTGGCGACCACCGGAGTCCCTGCCCGCAGCGGAACCACGTTAGGCAAAGCCACCGTCGCAGTCCGCCATCTGACGGTCTCGGGCTCTAATCGAGTCATCGCAGATTCGTCCTGGACCGTTGACGCCTACAACCTGGCCGCGTCCGCCGTCAACTCCGGTTCCTACGTCATGCTCTTACGGCTCTCTGATGTCTTCGTTGTCATCTGGGAGGAGTGTTAGCGTGTCAGGGAAGAACAAGCCAGGCTGCACATGCTGCAGCGAGTACGACTGCGACAACCCAGGCCAGTTTGCGGTTTCGATGAACAGCGGCCCTTGCATTAACTCCACTTCAATATGCCGCCGAGCAGACGACGGATTCGATTGCTGTGCTTGCGTTGTGCTCTATCCGTTTACGTCCGGCTGTCGCGAAATGCTCTGCTCTGGCACCGGCTTTCCGGATACTTTCGCCGCACAGTTCAGTTTCTCCGGTATTGCTCAGCACAATTACTACACGGCAGGCTACGGTGCTATACGTGTTCCTAGTGCCGCAGCGCCTCCAGCTTCGTCCTCGACTTGCTGTTGCAATGGACCATCCCTCCAAGCAACACTGGACTATTCGTTTTCAAAGACAATCAACGTCAAACCAATCATCACTTCGGAACCGCTTTACGTTCGCGTTTGCGTCTACTACACGGACACATTGACAACCGGAGACGCTGCACCCGTTAAGCGATGGGTTGTGTATTCTGAGTACTGGAAGCGTTACTACGTTTCTTATTCCGGCTACGGCAGTACAACCTACTCTCGGACTATTCCCTCAGTTCCGCTATGTCATGAAAAATGGGACGTGGATTCCTGCGAATCCAACTGCACACTGACTCAACTTCCTTGCAGTCCAAGCAATCCGGACAACGTCAATTTCTGGATGAGTAACGCTTACGAATCGAAAGACATTCCAACCGCAAGGGTTAAGATTTTCGATACTAAACCTTCTGGAAGCATCGGATTTACTGACGAAGACCTTGGCGAAGACTATGAGATATTCGGTTGCAAAGCGATTGGCTTGCTATACGAAGACACACAACTAGAGTTCAAGATACCTGCCGCACCGTGCCTATGCGATGGCATCAACCCGCGAGATGTTTACAGCCCGCTTCTAAGAAACCGCCCAAAATGTGCTACGGGTGTTCCGAGAGATTGCGAATGCGGATTGAATGAAAACAATTTCCCCGATTGTCCTCCGCATATTGGAGATCCAGGATCCGCAGATTGTGACTTTATTAACGACAACCCATGCATTCTCGATCCAATTAATTTTGGAGGTACGGGGACTCTCTGCTGGGAGTTTACTCCAAGCATCCCCGATGCGTTAGATTTTTGCTCTCCAAGATGTTACGGAGTAGGCGGACCGGATGCTGATTGGTTCACCACGTGCCGATCTCCCAGCGCAAGCTCAATCGGTCAATACTGCTCAAACCCATGCACCGGAACGGCGATTGATTTTCCGGACATCTCGGCAGATGCGTTCGACATCTCGCAAGGAAATTGTTCTTCCCGCGACCCGGTAACTGGCGAGAAAGGAGGGTGTTGGGGTTATGGTCCGAGATTCATTGGAGCGAGAGGCAACATATCTCCAATCAATTGCAACATCATGCCGGTATGCGTATTTGATCGATTGATATTCCCTACAGAGTGTTCCCCGTTTGTCGGTGCGTGCCCTATCAACTGCTACGATAAATTCGGATCGCCGACATCGCCTGATTCATCCTGCTTCAATTTTCTATGGCCTGACAATGGCTGTCCAGGCAGGGGATGTCTTTGCGAATTTAGCTTTTGCAATGGAAATTGTTACAAGCACGGCTGGTCGGACTACGCACAACCCCCCGATGTCCAGTTATCGCTAGCGGGTCCGATTGGATCCCTTCAAATCAATACGATCTCTTATAGCGTTACGTGCAGCGTCGGAGATAAAGTTCTCGTGCAGGCACCAAGCCCGACATGGGGAATCAATCTTGATTGGACTCAAGTTCCCGATCCGACAAACTGGACGACCATCGAATACGACTGCACACCAAACACTTCGACGATCACCAGCAAAAAGATAACCGGTGTCTCCGTTGCTGGCTCAATTCAATTGCGTATCAATCCCGGAACCGGATCGGCTCCCATCTTGTATTACAAGATCACGGCATCTCAGCAAACCGGAACAGTGACGGGACCTCCTGGCGTAACATGGACCGCAATTACCGCAACCACCACAATCACCGTCAATAATAACGAGTGGGTTAGCTTCTGCACTTACGATTCAACATCCAGCACCAGCTCCCGCACCGCCACCGTTACCGCTAATCCAGGGGCGTGCGAAAGCGAACTTGACACGTTCACCTATCAATCGACATGCCCAGCGGACGTCACGCCATGCTCTGTCAATTGGACGACCACCACATACTCTGGCGTGAACGACGAGGCAAACATTGTCAGCCAGCAGATCACTTGCATCAATACGACAATCACGCTGCAAATTCAACCAGGCAGCGGATCGATTCCAACGCTCTACTACAAGATCACATCGACTCAGCAAACTGGCAACGTTTCCAGTGCACCAGACGGAACTTGGACTTCGGTAACGTCGAACACAAATATCTCCGCCTCTAACAATCAATGGCTGAGCTTTATTGCGTTCACCAACCCATCGAACAACGGAACACGGACCGCAACGATTGTAAATATCACCGACTCCAGCACCACACTTGATACGTTCGACTATGTCAGCACAATCTAAAGAACACGGCATAAGAGTGGAGGGTTGGAAAACCACTTCGCACGCATCCGGCGACGCGCCTCGCGTCCTCACTGAACCTTTACCGAACGCACCGAACGCACCTCCAGTTCCAGCACCGCAAGACCCCACGATCGCTGCCGGTCGTCGCGCCTGGTTACTGCTCCACAACTATCGCGGGTGCGATCCTCAATGGGTGGGACTCTGGGAGCACTTCATCCCGTCCGGCGGCTGTTCCTGCAAAGAAGGCTACAAGGCGATCCTCAAAGACCATCCCTTCGACTACTCGTCACCAGATGCGTTCTTTGCGTCCGGAGTCGCATTGCATAACGCCGTCAATCGCAAACTTGAAAAGCCAGAGATCACACTCGACGACGCTCGCCAGATTTGGAACCGAACCGACAGCCTAACACAGGAGTTCTGCAATGGGACGAAGTGCAACAACGCCGGGGAAAAATGCTGCCGAGAAAGGGCGTAAAATTCCATCAGTGCCGAAATCAGCGGG